CTGTGCGTTATATGTAACATTGCTGGCATCAAAACCAATTGCTCTTGCAGACGACTGATCATAGGTTTTCCCGAACACCCTGATTCTAAAAATAATATCTTCGCCCGTTGCTGTGGTGGTGTCTCGATAATCAAACGTGGTGGTGGTTGCGTCTTCTGCGACATCACCAAATATCTGGATTGCTTCGTTTGCGGGGCCAGCATACGTCAGCTCGGTATATGTGGAGTCCTTCTTGGCGGCATTACCGTCCACATAGAAGTAAGGTTTGTCGCCAACAGTTTTGCTGGTTGAGTCAATATTGCCCAACGTGATTACGCCCAAATACTCCCTGCCAACTCCCCCGGTGTCATTGTTTTCTCTCCAGCCGCAGGTTCGCATTAATTTTCTAGATGCGTCGCTGTTGAGCTTCCAATTTGAGAAGGTTGTTCCGTTGTTTCCAAACTCAAACTGCTCCGGCGTGATGGCCAGCATCGGGAACGGATACTTAATGAGCCCGTATGATTGATTGTCGTCCTTCCACTCTTCCTTGCAATACGAATATAAAGCTTGACCAGTAATTCCGTCATCGGAAAGGTTTCCCGCTTTCGCTAGGGTTATAACCTGCGTCGCAACGGTAAAGTCAACCTCTGTTCCGGGCGTGATCTGGTCGGGATCATTAATTATGGCCATCTTGCTCCCCCTTGAGCCAAGTTTTGCGAGAGTCTACCTCTTGCATAATTTTTTCATAATCAACACTAAAGTCATTGGGATTACTGCCATGTCTTATGACATAGCCTTCTCTAGCAAAGAATCGGCGCCCATCATCTGCGCTGTCTCTCCAAGCGCTGACAATATCTTCCAGCTTACCGCTTTCGCTCAAAAGTGTTATTTTTTCTATAGGACGATGAACTCTTACATGCGGCCTAATTCCAAAAAGCCAGTATTTTTCAGGCCTATTAGCCATGATAAATGGGTCATCAATACCAAGATCCCATAAGACGCTGAAGTCATTTATGGGATAATCTTTGCTGACAAAAAATTTTTCAATCTGGCTTACTTTTGCGCCTGTCAAGCCAAGGTTTTTTGGGTCAATCCTCTCCCCGCCCTCTTCCGATATTCTTTTTGCCTGAAAAAGAACATAGCGGGTGGTCTTCCTGCTCGTCTCCATAATAAGCTTAGGAATTTTCACGTTTTGTAATTCCTGTCAAATCTCTGGCTCACCGGAAGGTTTGCGTTAGCGCTCGGGACGGTATAGTTATATATGTCCAAGGGCTCGTACAGCACATTAAACACGATGACATTTACAACCGTACCCGCTGACAGCGTAAACTGGAAGGATGTTCCGCTATTCTCAACTCCAGCAAGCTCTACATCGTTGTTCCCGCTACCATCCCGAGAATAAACCCTGACTTCGCTGTTAGACACTAGCGGGGTAACCGTGACGGTGGTTTGACCGGCGAGCACATCAACATTGCCGGTAAAGTTGGTTCCTTTCCGGACTGATGGAACTACCGCACCAGCGCTAACCGATATGGTTACAGTTGTAGAAACTGGGGAGGAAGGGTTGATGTATATGTGCTCGTTTCCGGACGTTCCTGTTGTGACGTTGTTTCCGGAAGTTCCTGCTACATATGTTGAGCCGGGATCGGTGCAAGTCCACGACATTGTCGCTGTTGGCGCTGTTGTCATTTCTAGCGCATGACTTGTGTTTGTTCCTTTCGTAAAGGAACAGCTCGATAGATTGTCTGTGGTTTCCGCCTGAACTGCCGCAGTGTCTGACGACTCAATAAACGAAGAGTCGCTAATTGTTGCAGAGCCTGACAGTATGGCCCTGCTTGAGCTTACGAACGTACACTGGCTCGGGGTAGAACCGGTTACAAAAGTGACGGAGGAGCAGGAAACCAAGGTGTTTCCTCTGAACTTGTCTGTTGAAGCATCGAAGGAAAGAGTTCCGTCTACGCCTTCCAGCGAACACCCTAGCCAGTCGCTATTTTCTACATTGCCGTCATTAAAGTCGATATTAAACTGATAAGAATCGTTTCCTACCAGCGTTATTCCGTTTCGACCTCCAGTGGAGCCAACCTCCTGACCAAAATCCAAGGTCTGGGTTCCAGTCCCACCTACAACACTGATTCCATAAAATGACGCAGGAACCGAGTTTGCTACCGAGGCTCCGTTATAGTATTTGTTTTCAGCAACAAAGACCTTGGAGTCCTCGTCCGTAATGGTCGAGGCAGTCCCGCCAACGTCTCCGAGGACAAGTTTTCCTGCAACCTGAAATGCCGTCGAGGAGTCATTGAGGGAGGTCAAAACTCCGTAACGGTTGGTTTCTTCGTTTGTCGCCAATTCACTAAACAGGCCTAGAGTCGATGTTCCAGTGACTGTCAGGCCGGTTCCCACATCAATCGAATCGCAGATCAGGTTGTCAAATCGGGCGGTACTGTTGCCAACATCAGCGTACAGCCCTATATAGCGTATTGACGCGGTGTTTATTGCCGTCCCCGATGATCCTGTCGCAGACAGGGTGGGATCAAGCACAAGTCGTTTCCAGCCCCCCGCATAAGTGTCCGACCCCTCAAAGGCCCAGCAGTGATACTGGTTTGTGCCGGGAGTGTTTGACTCCAAGAACACGCCAAAACCTCCCGCAGGAGAGGCCGCCTGCGTCACCAGCAACGCCGGGGCTAAAAAGTTGGCCCAAATATACAGCATCTGTCCTTCGTTGGCACCACCAACACCAAAGTCAAGCTCATTGCCTGCGCCTACGTCATAATACAGAGCTACAAACTGCCGGCTAACCGTTGTGGTGACAGCACCGGACCCTTCAATAGAGCCGTCTGCCGCCGCCACCGACGGGCCTCCCCCAGTGCCGGAAATCTTTAGCGCAGTCCACCCCGTGGTAGAGTCGGCAGTGTTGACATTGGAGCCATTGAACGCAACAGATACCGTCATCAGCTATAACTCAAGGATGCCCGGTCGTTCCAGACGTTGTCGTATCTCGCATTGCCGTCAGCAAACTCAACAGCCAAAACCGTGCCGGTGGTCAAAAGTCGCTTTATCTTCCAGACAGCCTCTGACTGGCCGGCACTTGGGTTTGCGTACCCAACGTAAGTGACAGCCGGTTGCTCATCCAAGAGCACAATCTCCTGCTTGCCAGCAGTAGCAAGGACACTGACGCCCACTGGGAGTTACCCGAGTCTTTTGCGAAGGTTGTCGAGCGCCTTTTCGGCAGAAGCCTTTTTCTTGTCAAGGTCTGCGATCTCGTTCTCAAAACCGGCAACCTTGGCCGCATGCTCTGCTGATGCGACAGACTCTTTCTGTTGCCACTCTTTCTCGACAGAAGAGAGCCTCTCCTGAGCCGCGACAAGCTTTGCTTCCGTAGCGGCTAGCGCACTATCCACTCGGTCCTTGGCTTTGTTTGCCCGATCTTTTGCTTCGGATTTTTCCTTGGCAATTTCAGCAATTACCAGCGCCTGCTCTTGGCGAAGAGCCTCTGCCTGATCTTTCAAGGCATCAAGCTCTTCACTTGCCCTAGAAAACACCTCTTCAATCTGCTTTCTGGCATCATCAAGCTCGGCATTCTTAACCGCTATCTGGCGGTCAAGATCGCCTTTCGCGCTAATAGCAGACAGGACAAGCGGGATGCTCTCGACCACAGGCCCCCAGACTTTTTGAAAGTCCTTAAGCGCCTTTGTGTTAATACTCATATCATCCTCCTGCCCGTCCAGCCTGAACAACGGTAAAGTTTACCGGGTTGCCGCTGGTATTGGCTGAGACGTTAATCCTAATTGCCGTAACAGGAAACGCATAGTTCCCATCGCTATTACCGGTGCTCAAGGCGCCAGCATCATTATCGAACCAAAGGCCTGTGGCTGGGTTGTAGCCCTGAGCTAAGACATCGTCAAATGTATGCTGAACAACATAAGTCACCGTCGTCGCAGTCGCTTCGACGCCGAACCCTACATTGAAAGGACCGATGTAGTGGTCCATGACTATTGGGTCGGAGACTCCTGTAGCGGCAACAGTCTGCCTAACTGGTCTCATGTTGACCCCCTATTAAGAAAGATTTGAGGTCGGGAGAGCAAGCCATCCGCCTAGACCACTGCTCACCACGAGCGAAAACCCGCCTACTCCAGCACCGTTGTCGGTGACACAGCGAATTGTTCCTACAGGAACACTGTTAGCGGAAGGAAGGCTTGCGACTGTGCCGGTGGGAAGGCTTATATAGCCATCGACGTTGCCAGTAACGTCACCAGTAACGGCGCCAGTAAATCCATTGGTAGATACAACGGGTCCAGAAAAAGTTGTTGTTGCCATTTTTAATTCCTCACATGCGAGCTGTGAATGGCAGTCTGCATGTCGTCAGCCTAAGCTGTCTGCCACCCAATAATAAAAAATAGAGAGGGGCCGGAGCCCCCCTCTAACGGACCGGATTATGAGGTTCCGGGTGAACCGTAGATGCCCAGAGGGTCGGATACGCCGAACGAGTAACGCTCACGCGCCTTGTAGCGCACGTTACCAGTGTCGAAATCGCCGTCCATAGACGTTTCCAGCGAGGTGCGCTGGAAGTGCTTCATGCCGTTCGGTACATCGGTGATGATAAAGAAGGCATTGGTGTCAGTCAAGAAGTGGTTGACTGAGTAGCCTTCTGGAATCGAGCCGTTGTTGCGAAGGGCGTTGATGTCGTTGTCAGCCGTGCCGACCCGACCCTCTGTGTCCATAAGGCGAGTAGCCACGAACATGAGTGAAGGGGGAACGATCAACTTACGAGGACGTGCCGCAATCAAGAGACCACGCTCGTCGGTAAATGCGGCAATGTTAATTACAGCATCTTCCAGTGAGGTCTCGTTAAGGTCAGCCGCAACCGCAGGTCGGTTAGCATTAGTGCCGCCACTTACCAGTGGGTGCGCCGTGCTAAACAGAGTAACGCCATCGCCAGAGTTGAACGAGGTAAAACCGTTGTTCAACAGGCTTGCCGCCTTGACCTGCTTGGTGTGTGCCATAGCACGAGCAAGCGCCTTGGTATAACGAGCAGACAGAGAGTCATACAGGTTATCTTCCATAGCTTCTTCAGTAATGGAGAAGCCGAGAGCGATTGTCTCATGGCTGTAGCGAGCGGTGAATGACTCTTGCGCGGTGTCATAGGCGATGGCAGAACCTTCAGCCTTGACGGGTGCCGCACCGAAGCCAGACAGCTTCACCTCTTCCTCGAAAGAGCGCTCAGATGATTCAGTGTCATAAATCATCGTGTGCTCATCTTCATACTTCTCATACTCCAGACCGAACAGGGCGTTCAGGCCGGGGAGAAGCTCTTTCAGCATTTGTGCGCGTGAAATTGCCATTTTCTATTTCTCCTTAAACGCCGAGTGCCGTATCGTAAGCATGGCTTCCGGGCAACCAAGTAACGATGCAATCGGTGAACGAGTCACCTACAGCGCTGTCAGGCCCGTCAACAAAGTCAACGATTCGGAGTGGGAAGGTGTTGGTGGTAGCAATAGAGCTAGCGTCCAACGCGTTTCTGCTTCGGCCAATGCTGGTTGAACCCGCAGTGTCAATAGCCTGCACGTTGTTACCAAGACCGGTTTGAGCAATTGTGCCATCACCCTGCATCTGGAAGACCAGCTTGGGATCATCGGCAACATACGCGACAGCATCAGATGCTACCGTGTTTGCTGGCCAATATTGGCTGAAGGTTGGCTGATTGGTGTTTGGATCGGTGTAGGAACAACCTACAAAGACACCAACAGTACCGCCGACGTTGGCGGTTGTTACTTGTGCCTTTTCTACCGTTCCAGCGGCAACCAGCTTAACGAAGTCGCCATAAAAGACTGCCGTGTTATAAGCGGACGCAATCTTGATGTGGCGTACTTTTCCGGTGAAAGAACCGGAGGCACTGAGAGTGCCTACAGGTTCTGCACCTGTGGGAGTAGCTGTACTAGCCATTTCTCATCTCCTTGATGAATAGCCACGAGGCCGCCCCCAAACGGGGGAGTTAGCCTCGACCAAAGGTTGTACGAGTGCTTCGCTCTGGGTTCAGAACGGGCATTCGCGGATCGTTTTCTCTCAAGAAGCTGTTGTCAACAGACTCCATCTGTTGCGACGCCATTCGCTCGAAGTATTCTTCTCGTTGCTTAACTTCAGACTCAGGAGATTTGCACAGCAATAAGCCGCCAACCTCTATGTTGCCTTCAAAACGAGAGCCGATGTCAGACATCACTTCAAGCTCTGGGTGATCTTCTGCTCGCACTGGAGTCCACCCTTCTCGAAACTTCTGCGACACGTTTGTGTTATCAGACTTTCCTAGGGTGCTGGTGCGTACCCAACGAAAAACCCAGCCGTCTTGCGGCTCGGGAGTTGGCAGTACGGATGCGGGCTTCCAAGAATCACTCGGACGCTGTTCAACTTCTCTGGCCTGTGAGGCCCTTTTTGTGCGCTGTTCTGCCATTTTATGACTCCTTAATGAGCTGGTTGGCATACTGTTCGGGGGTTAGCCCAAGTCTCTTTGCGAGAGAGAGTTGGGTGCGGCTCAACCTCACTTTGCGTGGCTTGGCGCCGTTATTCCTTGCGGAAGGGGCCACAACCACGGAGGGGCTTCGGGAGGTCGAGGAAGATGTGTTTCCATCTGAGCCACTGTCATCCTCACCGAAGTATTCTGGAAACTTAGACCGAACAGTGCGGTCAATAGCTTCATAATATTCATCAGAGTTGGGGTCAAACCCCTCATCTCTAACCAAGCGCTCGTGAACACCGTAGGCCAGAGCGGTCATGTCTTTTTCTTTGCCGAACCAAGGGTTTTGCTCGGCCCATTCCGTCGCCCTTGGAGTGGGCTTTGGCGGAGCTTGAACGGCCTGTTGCTGGGGCTTTGGCTCCTGTCTCGGTTGCGGCGCCTCTCTTCGGCGCTTTACTTCGCCAAGCTGGTAATCTGCCGACTTTAACTCAGCCTGAGCGCTCATCAACTGCTCTTGCGCCTCAAGGACTTTGTCCGTATTGCCCTCTTCGTAGGCCGAACGATACTTATCTTTCGCCTGCTGTAAGGATAATTCGGCCCTAGCCCTTATCTGCTCGACAAGTGTTTGCTCGCCCTGAGAGATAATTTGCTGATACTGCCGGCTTTGCTCCGCATACTGCTGTGCAACACGAATCGCTTCTTCCCGCATCTTTTCAGCGGCTTCCCGCTGGCGGCGCTCTTCATGCTGTTGATAGCGCAACTTGTTGATGCGTTTCTTGACCTTTTCGCTGTAGCCCTCAAGCTCGTCATCGCCCTCTTCGGACTCAGACGCCTTCTTTTCCGGCTCCTTGCTTGGCGGTCGCCTGTCCTCTTCAGGACGGTCATCAACAACTTCTATGTCGATGTCAGAAGGCTTTTCTTCGGTTTTCCCAAAAGTTGCCTTTACGCCAAAAAACTTCTCTTCAGCGGAATGCTGTTCTTGCTGTTCTTCGCTCATACCTTTTCAATCCCCCTCGGATCATCTACAACCGCCTCAACGCTGTCGTCGTTTATGAGGCGGAACTCTTTGCCGTGTATCTTGAACCTCGTCCCACTATAGGATCGCATGACGACCCAGTCCCCTTCTTTGCAGTAGGGGCCGTTTGGGAATCTTGATGGATCTTGATAAGCGTCTGCCCCGACCTTTAAAACAAAGCCGCAGATGGAACCAATTTCTTCAATGTCCATTGTTTGCTTTGATTTTAAGATGCCGCCCTCTGTTTTTTCATCGGGCTCTGGCAGAGCAATGAGTAGTTTGTAGCCCTTGGGCTCTGGTAGCTGACTAGCTGTCTTTTGCTCTTCTGTCATCACTTCTTCCTGCACCAGATGATGGCGTCTGGAGTCGCCGGCGCTACACCTTGTAGCGTGTTATTCCCGTTCTAGCCTCTCATTCATATCTAGAAGGGTGCGCTCTGCGTAGGCAAGTCCCTCAATGACCCCAACGCAACGCGAATATTCCTCCATGCTCTTGCATCCTCCGCAAGAAACATGGTCACTCAGCTCGTTCATGTGCCTACGGTACTCCTCTTGGAGTGTCTTTAACAAGTTATTTGTAGCAGTTTTACTCATCAATCAGGTCTCTGACAAGGTTAAAACCTGCCTTGAATCCCTCTATCTCTTTCTGGGACTCATCGCTTTCTCTCTGACCTTGTAGTTTTGTGGCCAGTCTCGCGCTCTCAATCCGCTCTTGTTGCTCCATCTTCTGAACGTCAATCATGGCTTTGCCGCGAGATTTTTCAAGATCCGCCTGTATCTTGGCCATTTCGGTCTGAGCCTTGGCCATCGCCGCCTGCTCTTTAAGCGCAAGCTCTCGCTGTTGCATCTGAACAATCGGATCTTCCTGCATTTCGGCCTGCTCTCTTGCCTGAGCTTCTTGCTGGGCCTTTCCGGTAACCTGTGCCGCCGCCGGGGCCGCTAGCCTTGAGATGCGAAGCTCAATATCTTCCGGCATAGGCTCATTGGGTGGCGGAAGCTCTACGCCCAGTTCGCGCTCGATCTTTGCCCTGTACGCAAACGCAACGTGCTCCGCAACGTGAGCCGCCAGTGCCGCCTGAACAGCTCCTGCGTTTGGCGCCTGCTCCAAAAGCTCTTGCATCTGGGGGTTTTGCGCCGCCGCCATGTGGACCTGAATGTGCGCTTCGTGGTCTTGGTAGATAAACGCCTTGACCGGCTCGCCATTGATCAGGTTCATGTTTTCGCTGACAGGGTCTGTCGGCTTCATGTCGTTCTCGGTCGGAACGATCTTGTCTGCATCCTGAATGCCTAAGACATCCAGCATCTGGCGGTGCAATAGCGGCATGTCGTACATCTGCGGTGCTTGTGCCGCAAGCTGTAGGGCCGCTTGATACTGCATGATTCGCTGGGCCATCGTGCCGGCGTTTGGATCACTAACCGGAATAATGTCAATTCGGTCGTCGAAATCCTGCTTGACGACGGGGTCTTCGTCTGGGTCGTAAGGGTAAACTTCCGGCCCATGATCCCTGACAAGCTCAGAGAGTATTTTAAGCTCTTTTGAAACAGAGGCATGAACCCGGCTCTGGACCGCGCTCAAGACTTTCATCTCTCTTTCTAAAACTGCTAACGTGGTGCCAACCGGTGCTTCGCCGTTAATGTCTGAGGCTTTTACATCCGCCGCCGATGCGAACCTTCTGCCTTCTTGGACAATATCGCCAAGCAACTGATATAGGACGTTGCTTGGTTCCTTGTATGGAAGGAAGGTTATGTTATCGCGGATTGCACCACCCGGAACGTCTACATCGCGGAATTCTCCCGGCATAATCGGGGTATCATCCCCTTTTATGCGCAGTCCGCGAGATTTTAGACCCCCCGGTAGGTTGGCAAGTGTACCGGCGTCTACAAGCTGTCTCAGCAACGAGGTTGCCGACTTAGATAGACCGCCGATCATATGCACTAACCCAAAACCATAAAACCCTAGTCCGGGCAGGTATTGGTAATGCACATAGTGTTCTCTTTTTAACTTTTTAGGGTCGTCTTCATACCAGTTGCGGCGAATCGACAAGATCGTTCTTGATGACTTGTCAATCGTAACAACATAGGGAAGAGCGATTCCTGTAGGCTGACCGTCCTGCTTGTCTTCAAACCCCTGCAGATCAATGTCAACATGCATCTCAAGCAAGACATGCCGGTTATCTATGTCGTAGTTTTCAGAGTCTCCCGTCAGGCGGTCATACTTCTTTTGAATTTCAGAAATATCCGGAGACGGTGCCGGCAAATCAATGTCCGCATAAAACCCGGCAACTTGCAGTTTCCGGATTTCGTTCGGAGTGCGCTTCATTATGTGAGTAGCACGTTCGCAAGTCGTCAAGTCCGACGCGCCATAGCTCACCACAAAGTCTTCGGCGGGCACAAACATCGCGCAGGGGCGACCCAAACTGGGGTCATAATATACCTTTCGGAACGCCGATCCTGCGATTGGGAGCGAGAACAGGAGTTTTTCGGTCTCCGTTCGGTATTCGCTCATCCTTTGTGTGATCAAATAGTTCAGGTAGTTTTCTACCCGGTGGGCCTGCTTGGTCTTCTCTTCGTCTATCTTCCCGACAATAGAGGTCTTAACTGGGCCTTTAGCTGGGTAGATCTCTTGAATAGTTTGTGCCTGAAAACGAATTACCGCCTCGGACAGCATCGGGTGAAATACACCGCAGGCTCCCTCCCAAGGGGATGACCTGTCCTCAAACTTTAAACCAAGAAGATCTAGACCCCTGACGTAGGAGTCCTCCCAGTCGGCGCGGCTCTGTCTGTCGGACTCAAACTGCTGTACCAGCTCTGACGACAACGAATAAAGCTCGTCGTCCCCCATAAACTCGACAAGGTTCGAGTCGTGAGAATCGCCAAGAAGCCCAGATGAGTCGGGGTCAAAGTCAATGACCACTCCGCCCTCTTCGTCAAACAAGCTGACGGACTCCGGGTTCTCTATGACGATTTCAAGTTCGCTTCCCTCAGCCTCTTCCGGGGCCATGGGTCTGCCGAGTTTATCAATGGCCATAATTAGCTCTTAGAGTAACGAGTTCCCTTGGTGGCCGCACCAGCGCCTCGACACTTACCGCCGCCTTTCATCTTTCGTGCTCCAGCCATCTTGTTGCCCATCGCCTTCTTGATGGCGGCTTTCTTCATCATCGCCTTGGGCGGCGCCTTCATGGGTTTCTTTTTCATCTCGCTCTCCTAGTAATAATCGGCTCTTCTGCCGTAATCTACAGGCTCTTCCTCTTCATCGGTGTGTAGAGGGAGGAATCCTCCCTGCCTGAACCGCAGTAATGCCTGAGTGGAAGAGTCAACTAAATCGTCGTGTTCGCCAGCGGGAAATGAGGCAAACTCCTCAACAACTTCCTCGGCAAACCGCGTCTGTGGCGCCCACACGACGCCAGACGCAAACAAGTCAGCTACAGCGTTAACGCGAGCTATCTTGTCATTACCCCGAGATGGTGTGTATTCCGCTACCGGAATCCCCATTGCCCGAAGCTCAAAAATGAGTGGCATCCCTGCCGCCTTGGCCTCCACAATAAATGCGTCTGGTTGCATGTCAGACCAAAGCTCAAAAGCTTTTTTCTTTAGCTCAGGAAATTCCAGACGTTCCTTATATGCATCCAAAAGGATGATGTTGGGTTTAGTGACCCCTTCGTCATCTGGGCTGTAAAAAACACCCCATGTTGTGCAAGCGGAAAAGTCAGCCCGCTGGGTTTTTAAAAATGCTGTATCCCATGATTGGATAATAAACTCGCACGGCGGGGGTTGGTCACGTTCCCAGACCTGCCACCACTCGCGTTTGACGAGAGCGCCCTCTTCGGACGTTGGGTTTTGCTGATACTGCGCGTTCCACTTAGGGGACGGTAGTTCATTGCGTAGAGCCTCAAGCTCTGCGATAGACCAGAACTCAGGCCACAGGGCTTTCCCTGATGGCATGATCGCTGGAAACTCGATCACTTCCCACTCGTCGGTACCTGCCCGCTGAGAAGAAGCCTTGATAATCTTTCCGGTTAGGTCTCGCATATGCCAGCGAGTCATCACAATGATGATGGCGCCCCCCGGCTGGAGACGCTGTCGAGGACCGGAAGTGTACCAGTCATAGGTGCGATCAAAGACGGACGGATCTCCCGACTGCCCCTCCTGTTCTGAGTGGGGGTCGTCAATGATCAATAGGTCGGCACCTTTACCGGTTACCGCACCGCCAACACCAATAGCGAAATATTCCCCGCCGTCGTTGGTGCTCCACCGGCCTGCGGCCTTTGAATCTGCCCGTAGCTGTAGCCTCGGGAAGACTGACTTAAAGTCCTCGGAGTCAACAAGGTTTCTCACTTTCCGGCCAAAACCGACCGACAATTCGGCGGTGTGGGCCGTCTGGATCACCTTCTTACCCGGATATTGGCCTAAAAACCATGCCGGTAACAAGTAAGAGGCAAACTCAGACTTGGTGTGTCTGGGTGGCATATTGACGATCAAGCGCTTGAGTTCGCCACGAGCAATCTTCTCGAAGGCCTCTGCCATGATCTTGTGATGCCTGCCCTCAATAAAGGCGGGCCACATATGCCCAACAAACCCCATAAAGGTGGTTTGCGCTGACTCTATCTTTTTTTGCTCCTCGATTCGCTTGAGCTGTTCTGCAACTCGTAGCTTAACCTCTGGAGATGCGCCCTTTAGCTTTTTGGCTAACTGAGGCGTTATAAGATCGGACATTCATTTCATCCGTGCGGTTTTTGTCCTCGGAAACGATCTGTTCTTTGCTTTTGAAGACACCGATAGGTTTGACTTCTTGTTACTGCCGCCCTTGGCTAGTGGCTTCTTGTGGGCAACATCCTTGCCATCGCCCTTCGACACCTTACCTGATTTTGCCATCACAGATCTCGCGGCATTTCTTTTTGCGCGATTTTTTTTCTGCTTGGGCTTTGAGTGGTAGTTGTCGTACTCAGTGCGATAGTTTCGGGGCATTACATGGGTCCGGAACTCATCGTGTTATAGGCGCCCATGTTGTTTTGACCACCTTTGCCAATCCCATAAGAGGGCCGGGCCATCCCGCCTTTGCCACCAAAGCCGCCTGAGTAGGGGTTATTGAAGCCTCTGAAATAGGGGTTGTTGTAGGGCATTCCGCCCGTGCCGATGGTGTAGGGGTTTGATGTCCGGCCCATTCCGTAGGAGCCGAATCCCATTCCGCCGTATCCCGGTTGCCCATAGTCAAGAGTGCCACCAGTTGAAGGGTAGGCGCCGGGGTTCATCATGCTGTCAGGCTCGGACCGCGAGTAGCCAGACGGCATAACCGCGCTCGTCATTGGCTGATCAAGCCCGCCCATGTTGCTGTCCATCTGCGTGACCGGGGGCGCCATTTCATTGATTGGCTCAACCGATGGCATCACTGATGACGTTAGCGGCGGCTGACTTGGCGGAGGCATCACTGCCGGATTTATCATGCCGCCTGAAGGAATTTGTTGAGCGGCTTGGTTTATCACAGCTTGATTCTGGTTTGGCAACATGGGCGTCGATTGGCTATAAGGGTTGTACTGCCTAGGCGCTCCATAAAGGCTTGCGATACCAGAAAGCATGTTGTAGTAGGAATTATTTACATATGGATTATACATACGTCGCGCCTATCCTAGATAAATCTAGATGAATCTAAGCTAGGAATCTCCTAAGCCTAGAAGTTACAAGAGCCAGACCCTAATCAAAGGGGTCTGGC